AAGCTTACAGACGTTAAATTAGAGGCTATGTGTAAAGCGATAGCTTCGGGAAAAGGCGACGTTGTACGCTCTAAAATGAACGACTACGACATTACCAAATCGCAGTCAGTAACCCTTAAACAAGCTTTTGATGAAGCTAAGTAAGGGAGATGTAGAGATAGCCTTGATAGATGCAGATATAATGCTCTATCGGGCTGCCTTTAAACACGAAGGTGGCGATGTCGAAGATGCTTACGATACTATTGATAATATGTTTGACCACATATTCCACGTAACTAAGTGCGTTAGTTATATAGCATTCTTAACTGGTAAGGGAAACTTCCGTAAAGATATAGCAGTAACTAAAGAGTACAAGGGAAATCGTAAAGATATGATTATGCCCGAACACTTAGACGACCTTAGAGATTATCTTTGGGACAAATGGAATTGTAAGATTGTTAACGGAATAGAGGCTGACGACGCTCTAGGAATATGCCAAACTAACTTAGATAAAACAATTATATGTAGCATAGACAAGGATTTGTTACAAATAGAGGGCTTACACTATAATTGGAATAATAAGGAAGTTAAGTACGTTAACAAACACGAGGCTGAAAGGTTACTACACCTACAAAGCTTAATGGGGGATTCTACTGACAACATAGTAGGGATTCCTAAAGTTGGAAAGGTAAAAGCGGATAAGATACTTACGCTAGGGGATATAGGAGTTCCTCACAGCGAGATTTGCTTAGAGGCTTACATATCCTACTTTAAAGATGAGGAATTAGGTAAGGAAAAGTACGAAGAAACTTATAATTTAGTTAACATTGCAAGGGATTGTAACGACCCTAGATTTAAAGAGCCTTTTAAAATTCCAGACGTAAATTACATTTTTTAGATTGTAATTTCTTAAATTTGTTTTATGGACAGAAATGAAGATGAAAGAAGACTACGACAAAAGATTTTAAAAACTCTTAGTCAGACTAACGATTCAGTATTTATTATACTAGGAAACTATGTGTCGGAAGATTCTATGGAATTAGAGTATGCAGTTGATTCTACTGACGAGGAGTTGTTTGAAATGCTTTGCGAGTTATTTCAAGATAAGACCGTAAGGAGTGAAGCCAGAAAAGCTATCCTTTACTGCGATTACGGAAACCAAGATGCAGATAGCTTAAACCTTAATTAATTGATTATGCAGAACGCAATCAAAGGGACTATTTTAAAAGTCCTAGACACAGAGAACGGTACTTCCAAAGCAGGGAAGGACTGGAGTAAAAGGGGATTCGTTATTAAAACTCAAGACGAGTACCCTAAAGAAGTTTGTTTCTCCTTGTTTGGAGAGAAGACAAACATAATAGATAACTTTCGGGTAGGGGATTTGGTAGATGTCTACTTTAACCTATCGTCTAGAGAGTATAACGGAAAGTATTATCACAATATAGACGCTTGGAGAGTAGCGAAGGCAGAGGGAGAGCCCGTAGCCGCAGCTTCTACCGCTTCTACAAATTCAGATTTACCTTTTTAGTTTTTTTCATAATTAGTGTTTTGTTTTTTTTGTAAGGGGAGTTCGCTCCCTTTACTTAACCCTTAAAGTGTTTAGATATGTCAAAAGACAGAAAAATATCTCAATCAGAGATTAACAAAAGATTGAAGCAAGTAACAATGGAAGCTGACTTCAGATTTAAGTGTATTAAATTAGCTCAAGAGTCCTCAAATGGTATTGACGAGTTAATTGACAATGCAACTAAGATTTACAATTACGCATTCCATATAAACCCTAAAGCAGAAGAAGATGGACAAGAAGACTAGACTAGAGAGATTAGACTATGCGTTAGACTTTGTTTCAGAGCTAACTAGCGTGTCTAGGGAAGATATTATGAGTAAGTCTAGAGAAAGGGAGACAAGTGTCGCAAGGCACTTTCTCCGATACTTTCTAAGGACTAGGTTCAATATGTCTTATCAAAGTATTGCGTGGTATACTAATTCAAATCACGCCACCGCTATGCACTCAGTTAAATACGTTAATGAATGTACTGTTTACGACAAGGTTTACAGAATGTATAAGGAAAGTATAGACAGAGGTGTTATATACAATGGGCGGGGATTTAGAGAGAGAGTCGTTAAGATTCTTAAATCTAAAAGAAATACAGAGTTCAAGACTAATGAACTTGTAGACTTATTAGAAGCGTTTGTAGACAAGAAACTAAAAGAACATCAGTTATGAATAAAGAAAAACAAGCAAACAGAGGTTATTCAAGAGCCGTAGTGGCTGTACTAATGGAAGGCGAGGTCGTGGCAGAGGCGATACACTTTCCTAGCGTTAGGAGTTGCGCTAAGTATTTACGGCGCAACCCTGCAGCCGTTACTAAAGTTTGTCAAGGCGCTTGGAACACTTGTAATGACTACAGAATCTTCTACGAAGAAGATTACGAGAAAAAGTTTGGTAAGTTATATTTATCTAATGTGGTATTAGTACCCCACGTACTAAAAGACTGGGGGGCATAACATGAGCAGAGATTTTAAGGGAATATGGATACCTAGAGAGATTTGGGTGTCCAAAGAGTTGACTATGCAAGAAAAAGTTTTCTTAGCTGAGATACATAGCTTAGATAATGAGTTGGGTTGCATAGCAAGTAATGCTTATTTCGCAGACTTCTTTAACCTAAGTAAGTCTAGCGTTAGCAGGGTAATATCTTCTTTGTGTGATAAAGGTTACTGTACAGTTACCTTAACTTACAAACCAAACAAAGAGGTTGACAAAAGAATTATCAGAGCTAACAAGTACGGAAACAAAGAGGTTAAAGTAGTTAAAGAAAAGGTTGCGGAAAATAAAAGAGTAGGTTTAACAAAAGAAGAAGAGGCTTTAATAAAGTCTATATTAGACCACTTAAACACGACTGCTTCTAAAAGGTTTAGAAGAACCCCTACGTTTAGTAAGCTTATTCTTGCTAGACAGAAAGAGGGGTATAATTTAGACGACTTTATTCACGTTATAAACGTAAAGTGTTCGCAATGGTTGAATACAGATTTCGATAAATATCTTAGACCTTCGACTCTTTTTAACGCTACTAAGTTTTCTGAGTACGTTTCAGAGAGATACATAGAAACGAAGAAAGATGTTTCAGACAAGATTTTTGAATCACAAAAAGGTTTTTACGATGTATAGAGTATCAAACAGAGACGACATAAAGAGATATGCAGGGAATGTCTTTAGGAACGGTCTACCTAAAGGAGTTTCTACGGGAATACCTAACTTAGACCCACACTACAAATACCGTAAAGGCGAGTTAGATGTTATTATGGGTTTAGCTAATATCGGTAAGACTACTACTATGTTTTACTTAATGCTGAACGCTTCGGTTAGGTATGGTTGGAAGTGGCTTTGCTACTGTCCAGAGAATGAGCCAGTTGGCGATATGATTTCAGACATAGCAGAGATGCTAGTAGGGAAAAGCGCTGACAGAGATAGGAAAGATAGAATGACCGCTACAGAGTTTAGTGATGCGATTGATTGGGTGTTAGACCACTTCACTATTGTTACGTTTGAGGAGCAGCCATCTGCGACTCAAGTATTAGAAGCTTTTGAGGAGCAAATGGAAGTAGTTAAGTATGACGGATGCCTTATAGATCCTTTGAATGATTTAAGGGTAGAGAACGGATTTAGTAAGTACGATTACTACTACAATATGCTCTCTAGCATTAGAAGATTCAAGCAAAAGCATAACGTAAAGTTTATACTTACAACTCATGCGGGGACTTCTGCAGCTAGAAAGCGAGATGACGCTGGTAGAGTTCCTGCGCCTTCGATGTACGATGTTGAATTTGGAGGGATGTTTGCTAACAGAACTGACAACTTTATGGTCATTCATAGGCATTTAAACAGCGAGAATTGGGATGTTACTGAACTTCATTTGAGGAAGATAAAGTTCCAAAAGCTAGTGGGGCTACCGACTCAAGAAGATAAGCCAGTTTACTTGAAATTCTCCCCAAAAAGTTGTAGATTTACATATCTTAATCCAAATCAAGGGGGCTTCTTTGTTGACCCATTACAAAGCGTGAA